AGATGGATTTGACGCAACTGTAATATGGTGTTTGGTTGCACAGAACATGGAGACTGGAAATGTATATAAATACTCTGACCACGACGATAAACTACCTCCTATCAAAGATGGAGTATCGCTCCTCAATAACGCCCAAGTACTTATCGGGCATAACATCATCGGATTTGACAACGTACAAGTCGACAAACTGTATGGAACCGATCTTAACTCAAAGAAATGTTACGACACATGGATCATGTCACAAGTCCTACGATACAGACGTACCCACAAGCAAGGTCTTGCAGGATGGGGAGAACACCTAAACAACTCTAAGATCCACTACGATGATTGGAGTGCCTACAGTAGAGAGATGCTTCGATACTGTGTCCAAGATGTTAAACTTAATGTTGATGTCTTCAATAACCTAATAGAAGAATACAATAAAATCAGTTCTAAGAACCCCTTAATCGGAAAGGGATTACGAATAGAACATGATGCAGCTGTATTCAATGTAATGGCTAGAGAAAAGGGTTGGAAGTTTGATGTAGAACTTGCACACAAAAACCTTAAAAAGATGGAAGATAAGATGGATACTATATGTAGTACCATAGAGCCTGAACTAGGTGAACATAAAACCTACATCGATAAAATACCTAAGACGCCTAAGTACAAAAAGAATGGTGATTACACTATTGTAACTGCACGAATTCTTTCAGAGTACCTAGGATATGAAGTGAAGTGTGAAGATACACACGTAATGCCAGCAGGTACAGAGTTCCAAAGGTTCACTGTAAATGGTGTGACATTAGGGCAACTAGATCTTGTCAAAGAGTGGTTACTAACGAAGAAAGGTTGGAAACCAGACGAGTTCATTAAGAAACGTATGCCAGATGGGTCTTGGGTAACTACTACACCTAAACTTACCACCACATCGCTTTTAAAGCTCGGTGAGCTAGGAGAAATGATTGACGAGTACTATACCTTACGAAATCGTTCCTCTGTTATACGAGGCTGGTTGGAGCAGGTAAAGGATGGACGTATTCATGGTAACATGTGGGTCATAGGTACTCCTACGTTCAGAGCAAGACATGAAATCATCGTTAACTTACCTAGTGTGAATGCACCTTGGGGTAAAGAACTAAGAGAATTATTTGTAGCAGACGATGATATGGTTGTCGTAGGTGCAGATAGTTCAGGTAATCAATTACGTGGTCTATGTCACTACGTTGGTAACGAAGACTTCACACATGAGGTATGTTATGGTGATCAACACCAAAGAAATGCCGACTCCCTAGGATGCTCAAGAGGTATAGCGAAAAGCTACCTGTATGCCTATCTCTTCGGAGCTGGTGATGCTAAACTTGGTCAAGTACTTACTGGTAAATCAAATGCTAAAGTAGGTAAAGAATCTAGAGCTAAGTTTGCAAAAGGTATCAAAGGATTAGATGATCTACGTAAGTGGGTGAGTGAGACATGGACAAATACTTTCCACAGTCAAGGAGCTGGATGGTTCCCTGCACTAGATGGCAGACCTGTATTTGCTAACTCAGAACATCAATGCTTAAACTACCTACTTCAAACGACTGAAGGTATCACATGTAAAGCTGCCTTATCTTATTCTATGAAGAAGATTAAAGAGGAAGGACTAAAAGCTGAACCTAGATTGTTCTACCATGACGAAATTGCATACGTTGCATCAAAGAAAGATGCTAATCGTGTGGGTGAGATACTACAGGAATCCTTCAGAGAAGCACCTAAGACTTTTGGTGTTGAATGTATGGATGGTGGTAACTATGTTGTTGGCACAAGCTACGCAGATGTACACTAATGGCGAGTAAAGGAATACCGAAGGGTAGAAACTATAATGGCTGTAAGTATACTTCTAGATGGGTAAGACAAAGATATCGTAAAGATATAATACATAGATGGAAAAGGATGAAGGGTTGCGAACGATGTGGCTACAATGCTAATGGTGTAGCTCTTGACCTTGACCATATAGAACCCGGAAAGAAAGCTTTCACTGTCAGTGAGGGTAGAACTATCTCATCTAAGAGATGGACTACAGTAAAGAAAGAACTCTCTAAATGTAGAGTGCTATGTAAAAACTGCCATGCAGTAAAGACATATGTAAACCAAGATACTTATAAAGAAAGGAGTAAGTATGCACAATGAAATACCACTCGTGTTAGTTGATGCTGATTCTGTTTATTTCAAAGCAGCTTGTATAGCAAAAACTAAAATACACGTAAAGAAAAACATTGATTCACTCATGCTTGAGATTGAAGGTAATTGTTTCGGTGGTGAACTAAAGGTTGCCATTAAAGGTAAAGGTAACTTTAGAAAAGAAATTTATAAACCATACAAACAAAACAGACCAGACCTTAAGGAAGAACTTAAAAGCTTCTTGTACTATGGTCATGATCACATCATTAAAAGATGGGGAGCAATACCTGCACATGGTATGGAAGCTGATGACTTAGTTTCTATATGGGCTTACGAAGCTCGTGAAGCAGATGATCAATACATAATCGCAGGTATAGATAAAGACTTGTTACAGATCCCCGGAAATCATTACAACTTTAATAAGAAAACACATACATTTATTGATGATGATGAAGCTCACAAACTTCTTATGATCCAATGTCTAACTGGTGATCGTACAGATAACATCCCCGGAATCAAAGGGATTGGACCTAAGAAAGCTGAAAAGATCTTAGAAGGTGTAGGTACTGATGCAATGTGGAGATATGTAAAGAAAGCATGGGTTGATCATGACGCAGGTGATCCTAAGATATCTCTAAGATTATTATCTATGTTGAAAACATGGGAGGAATATGAAGATGTTAAGTCATCTATTCAAGATAAAACCCCTGAGTGCAAACAAGATGCTGGGAGCGAGGGGGAAAAGATCCTTCAAGAGTCCTGAGTATGTTAAGTACCAAGAGGATATCGGTGAGTTCCTCAAGGAAGTAGAGTGGCCTTTTGGAATTAACCAAGTAACATTCGAGGTTGAGGGTGGCTTCTCAAATAGAGGAGCTGATCTCGACAATATAATTAAACCAATATTAGATACGTATCAAGGAATATTCGAGGACTTCAATGATAACAAAGTATACAAAATCAAACTCAGAAAACGAATCGTCCCAAAAGGAGAAGAATATATTCGAGTCAGAGTTTATAAAGAGCAAGAACAAGAAGAGTAATCTACGTAAAATGAAAACGAAGATGAATAGATCAAAGAATAGAAAGCTAAAGGCAGAAAGAGAGTACCAATGAGTAGATATACAATGGGTCCATGCGACTTCTGTGGATCATCAGATGCATTTGCATCCTATGACGATGGAGTTGGAACCTGTTTTAGTTGTAATCGATCAAAGAAATTAAATGTAACTGAGGAAAGGGATGAACCAATCACCCATACAAATTATGATATCGTCACCGACATTACTAGTTATACTAGTTATCCTATACCTAGTCGTAACATCTCTAAGGAAGTAACAGATCACTATGGTGTAAAAATGTCAACAACCCCAGATGGAAAACCGGGGTCACACTACTATCCATACACTCGAAAGGGTAAGATAGTAGCTTATAAAGAAAGAATGTTACCAAAAGATTTTAGAATACATGGTAACTTTTCAAACGTAGAGTTATTCGGTCAGAATGTATCGAATACAAATAAGATGTTAGTCATCACTGAAGGTGAGCTAGATGCTATGGCAGTCGCTGAAGCATTCTATAGAAGATACAAAAGATTCTATTCTTGTGTGTCTATACCCTCTGCATCTGCTACAAAAGTAGTGCTTGAACAAAGAGATTGGATCAACAGGTTTGAAACTATTGTACTAGCGTTTGATCAGGACGAGGCAGGAGAAGCCTGTACAGCGGCTGTAGCTAAGATGATAGGGGTGGGTAAGGTAAAAGTCGCTTCCCTACCTAGAAAGGACGCCTGTGACGTCTTAAAGGATCTGGGTCCAGAAGTATTACAAAGATGCATATGGGATGCCCAACCTTGGTCACCTGCAGGTATTGTAACAGGAGAACAGATATGGAAACAGTTTGTTGAAAGACAAAACGTAGAATCTATCCCTTACCCTGACTGTTTAGAAGGACTAAATAAGAAAGTTAAAGGTATTAGACATGGTGAAATTACCCTATTCACTAGTGGTACTGGTAGTGGTAAGAGTACTGTGATTAAAGAAGTTATCTTAGATCTTCTAGATAAAACAGAAGATAAGATAGGTTTGATATCTCTTGAGGAAAGCATTGGAGATACTGCAGAGAAGTTTATATCTATGCAACTTCGTAGAGGTACAATGAACCCCACTCCAATAACACCAGACGAAGCTAGACATGGCTTCAAGAGAGTCTTTGGTGATGAGAGATTGATACTACTAGATCATGCAGGATCTGTAAGCGACTCCAGTCTCATTGAGAAGATCGAATACATGGCATTGATGGGTTGTAAGTACTTGGTACTAGATCACATCACTATCGCTGTTTCTGAGGGATCTGAAGGCCTCTCAGGTAATGAAGCAGTTGATAAGATTATGTCTGACTTACTTAAGATTGTTAAGAGACACAACATATGGTTGGGTCTTATATCCCACCTACGTAAAGCACAAGGTGGCACTAAGAGTTTCGAAGAGGGTAAGCTAGCCTCTATCGATGACATCAAGGGATCTGGTTCTATCAAACAGATCTCGTTTGACATTATAAGTTTCGCTAGAAATCTGGTATCAGAATCAGATGCTGAGAGAAATGTTATAAAGTTTAGAGTATTGAAATCTAGGTTCACTGGACTAACTGGTAATGCAGGTTCGGCAATCTATGACCACAATACAAGCCGATTAACTGCTACAGGAGGATTTGATTTTGATTTTGTAGCAACAGGAGAATAATATATGCAGCCTATTTATGAGGTGATCGACTACCTCATTGATAAAGTGAGGACTGTCAACACTAAAAATCCAAAAGCAAATACAGGTGCAGTTGTTCTGCAATACGATAAAGAGTATGAAGTAAACATGGAGGGGTTCGTAAAGAACTCCCTTCAGATTATACAAATATTGTTTACAACAAGCAGTAGTTCTAATCCTGTAGGAACAGCTAGCTTAACGAATGCATCTTCCAAGATAGGAAGAGAAGTGAGTAGATCAGTAGGAAGGGAACTGACTTGGCTTAATCAAATAAGATTAGGTGATCTATTCATTGAAGCATTCTTTCAATGTGGCTTTGTAGATATCTATTATCCTAAGACTAGGAATACTAGTTATATAATATCTGCAACAGCTCGATGGGTAGAACTGGCAGACATACCGGGTATGTTCTCTAGAGTTAATCTATTACACACAACAGTCACACCACCAAGGAAGATCAACAGTATGATGCAGAAGTCTGGATCAGTACAATTCCCTGTGATAAAAGGTAGAACTGGTAAGGATTATCTAGAACTAGACAGACCATACATTCGGTCAATAGATAAACTGCAAAACTCTGGATGGAGAATCAATAGAAGAGTGTTAGAAGTTATAGAAAAGAACAGAGAAATATTCTCTAGCTCTGTACCATTCACTGACAACGATGCAAAAGAACTAAAGCGTCGTAGTCAAGCACTTGAATGGAGCTTTATTATAGCTAAAGCTAACATACTAAAAGATGAAGATGTATTCTATCAGTACTTAGATGCTGACTATAGAGGACGATTGTACTACAAAGAACCATTCCTAAACTATCAGGGATCAGACATCTCTCGTGGCATGTTGAAGTTCGCAAGAGCTAAACCTATGACACAAGAAGGTTTGTATTGGTTAGCAGTACATACAGCTACAAGCTTTAATGCAAGCTATGGAATCGATGAGATACCAGAGTGGTGCGAAGCAGACTACAAATCATACCTAGAAGAAGAAGGTCTAGATAATATCTCAGTGGATAAGATGACTCTGGACGATAGGGTACGATGGGTCAATGAGAACATGGATAGTCTTATTGACTTAGGTACTGATGGTGTGATTGATACAACAGCAGAAAAGATAGTAACATTCTTAGCTTGTTGTATCGAGTGGTCTGATTATCACAAAGCTCTCAAAGATAAAAGAATATTCATGACGAATCTTCCAATACCTATTGATGGATCTAACAATGGATGGCAGCACTTAGGTGCTATCTCTAAAGATAACCGAACAGGTGATCTGGTAGGTCTTATTCCTAGGGAAATCCAGAAAGACTTCTATGTACAAACTGCAAAAGAACTAATCAACTTAACAGATGATGAACGATTAGTTGATATACTCAGTCGTATGCCAATGAAAAGTATACGTAAAGGTATTACTAAACGTGGTAGTATGACTCGTGCATACTCAGCAGGTGCTAAGAAGATAGCTGAGAACATGTTCTTCGATTGTAAAGCTGAAGACTATCATACAGAGTATGGGATTACTCAGGATGACTGCAATAAGTTTGCTAAGATACTAATCAAAGCAATCAATAATGTATGTCCCGGACCCCTACAAACTATGAGTTACCTTCAGGAGCTTGCAAAGTATGAGCTTGGTTCCTTCAAGAAAGTTGATCAAGAAGGTAATCCAGCAGGAGAAGAATACAAAGAAGCTGTAGAAAGAAGATCAGAGTTGTTCAAGACAAAGGACATAACTGATAAAGAGATTGAAGAGTTAGATGATCTTGTTAAGTTTACATCTAAATACAAATCAATTCTTGTACATGGTAATGGTGCTGATAGAGTTAAATGGACTACGCCATCTGGCTTTGATGTTGAATACACAAAGTTTAGAATGGAACGTAAGAAAGGTAGAGGTACTATTGCAGGATTCAAGAAAGCTACTGGTGGTCATCAAGGGATAAACCATGTTGCTCAAACAGCAACTGACTATCCTGACATACAAGGTTTCTTGTGTGGCATATCACCTAATGTAATACACTCACTCGACGCAAGTCACATGGCTCTCGTAGTAGATCAGTGGCATGGAGAGTTTGGTGCAGTACATGACAGCTTCTCAACCCATGCATGTGACGTAGAGCATCTCATTGGGATAACCAAGAGAGTCTTTATAGACATGTACGATGTAGATAACTTCTACAACTGGCTCGAACAAGAGCTAATATCTGAAGACCATGAGGGTCTAGATGTACAACAACCACAGTTAGGTGAATTAGATATCAACGATATCCAAGACTCTGACTACTTCTTTGCATAGGAGGAATTATGACTAAGAAAGATTACAATTATTTAGCACTCCGAGGTGCAGGAATAAAGGACGAGGAGTATGTAGAGAAATACAATCTAGATCCTGAAATTGCAAACACACCGAAGATCAATGATGCCATGTTAGATATTGTCTATCAAGAAAACATTGATGCAGGTATACCAGAGAAACAAGCTAAAGAGAATAGATCTAAAGCTGAACGAGACATTAAAATAATGTTGGCGAAGAAAGGTATGCTTAAATAAAATAAAAAACCCCACTAAGTTTCCATTACGGATTCCTAGTGGGGTATTTTTTTTAGTGGGCGTAGTACTGTAATGGTATAAACTCACCATTAAAGTCAAAGCCTAGTCCTTCTTCTTTTATTTTCTTTAGAAGGATTTTTTTATTTTTATTCATAAGACCTATGTGAGATCTCATTTGATTTCTTAAGTTTAATCTTGAAGCAAATTTAGATACAAACATTGAATACTCTCTCATAGTTACATCTTTAAGTTCTTTACCTGACCTTGTTAAAATATTGTAAAGATCTCTCTCAATAAGAGAAGCTATTTTATTTCTTTGTTTTGAAGTTGCTGCACTTATAAAACGTAGCTCATCATCTAGCTTAATTAATTTATATTTTAAATTAGTAGTTTTACTACCTTCTCTTACAGGACTAAACAAATGCATTATATAATCAACAGTATGTTTAGGTATTGGTGCATCAGGGTTAGTATTAAGTTTCTTTTTAAACTTACCCATTGCATTTTCTAAAGACTCAAGAGCTTGTTGCATGTAGTTCCAATCTTCATTTATCTTCATCCAATTCTTATTAGACTCAGCTAAAACAGTTTCATAACTATCTACATCCATTTTAAATGCATCATATATTGTATGCACATATGGTTTCTTAGCGTTAGTACTTAATCTTTTCCAACTATCACCTGCTACAGTCATAGCAACAACAGATCCATCAATAGATTGTATAGGTGCTGGTAATGCTCCACCCCAAGTGACTTCTCCTGCATCTTTTTGAGATGTCTTTGCTTGTGGTGTTTGTGCAGTCTCATAATTATATTGAGTTATTGTATTACCTTTACCATCAACAGTATCAAATCCATATTTACCTGATTTAGTATCAGCTGTTAATCCTTTAGATACTTTACCACCTACATTAAGTTCATATCCACTGTGAGTTTTAAAAACCATAAGCTCATCTAGAAAAGTATGAGCCATAGCAGCTCCTCTTAATAAAGTTCTAGCTTTAATAACATCAGGTGATAGGGTTTGTTGTAAACCTTTAACATATAAAGCATGTATATTTTCTACAAACGCTTCTCTTATATCTGAAGGTAGACTACTATCTCCAGTTCTAGTCGTAACTGTTCCAACTCCCATCACTTTATCTAGTGATTGTAAAAATGTTAAACCTTCTGGTGATAATTGACCTTTCTGACTTTCAAATTGATATTTAGCAACAAACTTATCTATTACATCATCAATAGATTTTTTAAATGTAGCAAGCTCTGCACCATATCCCCAAGTCATAGTAGTTTGTTTGTTAAGTTCTCTATCTGAAAATACAACACGAGATACAACCATAAAATCATCAAGTACTTTATTAAAATTACCAGTAGCAGATCCACCTATATCATTTTCTAATATTTGTAAGTTAATCTCTTGAAGATAATCTCTAAGATCTTTATCTCCATCTAATAAAGATATATTTCCATTACGTATAACACCAGTTGCAAAACCTGTTGGTAAATGTCCATGTTGAAACCCATTAGTTGCAAGACCATTAGTCTTACCATCTATATAAGCATTAAAGAATGTACGAAATGGTATACCTTTATCCATAGCATTTTTATAATTATAGAAATCAATAACACCATCCATAAATGCTAACCCATCTTCACCTCTTTTTGCAATAGCATCTATAAGTTCTTTATCTTCTCTTATAGAGGGATCTAACCCAAGACTTAAATTTGATTTAGCAGCAGTAGATTGCTGGTAATCTACATCTCCAACTACTTCGTTAGCTATAGTCTCATATAATGTATCAGACATAGTATTGTCTAAAGCTGTACTTAACCTCTGACCCCACTCATATAACTGACGAGTATTAGCTTCGAGTTGAAACTCTCTTGCCTCTGGCAATAACATATCAGCTCCACGAGCTGTACCTTGTCCTTCAGCATCTGCTACACCTTTTGATATAGATGGTAACAACATTAAAGCATACATCTGTCTTAATACTTTTTCTTTCTTACTACCTTTAGTTACTTGAACAGCTGCACCTGATGTTGTTACAAATCTAACATCTTTATTAGACGTTGGATTAAATAAAGTTTGTTGTGGTGCAATTCTGCCTGAGTAACCTTGCAAAGAATAAGTTAAAAAGTTTTCACCCTCTCTTTCCATCTGAATAGATTGTAAAGTTCTAGAAGCTTTTATCTTTAACCTAGCAAACTCTTCTGCAGGATTGATTGCAACTTCTGTAAACTCTTCATCCCTATCTTTAGCAGCTTGTCTTCTCCTATCTTGAGCTATCTTCTCAGCCATAATCCCTTCGTACTTCTTAGTGCCTAGGCTGTTTATTTCAGCCATCCACATTTCAGGATTCCTAGAACCCTCTGTTGTCGCAGGGTTTAATTGTGCAATAGAAGGTAGTGCTGTTATTAATAGAAGTTTATTTCTTCTCTTATTAACAACGTGTCCTATAGTAGATAAATTATTCATAGCTTCTTGAAGATATTCATCTTTAGGAAATGATTTTTTATTTGTACCTAAGATACCAGACATATCTCTAACCATCTCACCTACAGCACCGGGAAGTCTTCCTTGTGGTAGAGGACGTTTAGAAGGTCTTACATTTTTAGGTGGGAATAATATGTTTAATACATCTCTACTTCCACCCGATCTTCCTGTTAGATATTCAACCCCTAATGGAGTTAACTGATAATTAATTTGAGTACCATCTTGTGTAGAGTCTTGTCGAGTAACAAGTCCAGTACCATCTCTAAATATATTATCACCATCTACAGAATGATTCTTAGACCATAGTTCTTTAAAATAACCTGCAAGATGTTGAGCTTCTATAGAATCTATCTCACCAATCCTATCTTGCCTACCTGTTTTTATAAGATACTCTTGAGCAATCTCACGACCTAACACTTCTAATCCTTGGTTCTTTGCTACCATTGGTGCAGTAGTGTCACCACTTGCCATCTTATCTTCAAAGTCTTTTATCTTTTTATAGACTTCTGCCTTTTGTTCAGAGTCTAATTCTTGATTAGATGCCTCTTCTAACATAGCTTCTTTGTAAGCTTTAGGATCTGAATACATTCCTTCAGCAAAACTTTTTTCTGTTAATGCTAATCCAATAGCAAGCATATCAGGTTTTATTACAGTCTTATATTTATTAGCAACAGGTATTCTTTCTATAGAATCAAACCTATTTAGTATCTTACCTAAAGGTTGCGCTGTTGCATTAGCTCTTGCAGTACCTTCTATAGATTGATTCTGTGGTTCTAACGATGCTCTAAGCTCTCCATGAGTCATGTTTAGTGCTTTAGGATCAGGCTCAATTTGAGTAGGTATATCAAAACCAGCTCTAGTATGATCGATTATACTTGTTATTCTTGGTAACATATTACCATCAGCCTGTTCATTAGTATTAGGTACTTTATTATACCTATCTACTATCGTATCACCTACACGATTAAATCTTTTAAGTTCTTCTTGAGCTTCATTTGATAATGCATTAAATCCCATAGGTAAATCAGATTCAACACCTTCTTTTGCACCTATAGTATTATCTTGATACTCATCAATAGCATCTGGTTTATTAATAACATAATCAATAAGATTAGCTCCAGATGACTGAGTGTAATTAGGATTTCTAACACTTTCAAAATCTATAAGGTTAGAAGTAGACCCCACCTGTTCAACAGGAAGGGTTACTTTTTTATCTTCTTGTAAGTTTTCTAAAGCAATATTAGAAGATTTCTTTAATGCTTCTGCACTAGTTTGTTCTTTTACAATGTCTTCCTTCTGGTCTTTGCCAAAATCAAAACTGCTTTGAACATTTACTACCATAGTACTCTCCTATTCTTGATCTTTAAAATCTAACTTACCTGCAGCTTCACCGATTTGATTAGTTGCTCTATTAACTGAGCCTATAAAAGGTGTAGACTTTGCAATCTTTCTAACACCAGATCCAACTTCACCTTCTATTATATTACCAAATCCATCTACAAGTCTCTTAAGGTTACTTGCAGCAGGAGATTCACTCGCTATTGTACGAAGCATCCATCTACCATTCGCTTCATCTTTAGGTGCAGTGGTAGTGTACATTGGAAAGAACTGATCAAGAACACGTTCATATGTACCAAGTAATCCAGACGAAGTAATACCCCTTCTAATATATCTTGGTGTGTCTAAGTATTCATTCTCACCTTCTTCATATTTAATCATATCTTTCAATGCTTGTGAAGTGAACCCTAACAGGATCATAGTTGCCATTGTAGCAAATGCACTATACTTCATCTCAGGTGAACCACGTTTAACGTACTCACCCCACATACGAGGAATATGATTAGCTGTGAATGTTGCCATGAAACCTTGGAACTGAAAGAATAAAGCAAACCTAGGATCTTGATAGATCAATGGTCTGTTTGAAGACATAGGTAATGCAACTGCTTCATTAATAAAATTAAACATAGCTTCATTGATGTTTTCGTTACGCATCTGTTCTTCTTGTTTAGATAGTATACTTGTACGTAATGGTAATTCACCTTCTGGTACATGAGCATCTGGTATAGTTGCATCCATTTTAAATACTTGATTAGCAGATTGACCATCACCATTGTTTTCAAATCGTTCAAATAAGTCAACCATGAAGTCAACATCCATACCTAGATTTCGTAAAGACTCTCTAGCTAATTGAACTTCCCTAGTCATAGGTGCTTTACCATCTACATTCTGTATATTATATGTATGAATTATTTTTAATTTATCATTTATAAAATCAACAGCGATAGATGCTCTTACAGCACGAGTGTAGTTAGTCCAACCTTGAAGACCATTCCATTTAAAGAATGACTTCATTATATCTTGTTGCCAAGCATTGATCTCAGTAGCACCTACAGTTGTAGCAGCACCTACATCATACTCATGATACCCTAAATTCTTTAATACAATTTGAGCTTCACTCATTGTATTAGCTTCACTTACATTTACGGCAGGTGCTTTATTAGCTATATCAATCATACCTCTATATAATGTATTAGCAAGTTCTTTACCCTGTGCTTTAAATAAACCATTTAATTGACTTGCTGTTAATGATCTACCTGTTAAAGCTAATTCAACAAAAGAAGATATAGTAGCAAGAGGTAATCCAGCCAGTGTTGTAAACAACATAAAGCTTCTTTGAATTGATTCTAACTTTTTACCTGCATCACTAGTAGCTCGTTTGTAGTTACCTGACTCTGCGTCAAGATAGTTCTTCATCCCAAGAGCAACCTTGTCAGTTATCTGTCTAGCTTTTTCAGCACCATATTTAGGAGTTAGCTCTAGCTCCATCTTTTTAAGTTCCCAAGCTAATACTTCTCCATCCTTACCAACAAATTGATGATGTGCTACATGTCTAGATAAACTATGCGTGTAAGAAGCGACGTTAGCAAACACATCTTGTTCTAAAAACTCTTTCATACTTTCTTTTTCAGAGAGTTTCATTGTACGTTCATGTGCAAATCCCGGAGTTAGTTCCCCTTTTGCAACAGTAAATGCTTCATCTATATTAGTTATATTATTACTAAGGATACGATCTGTTATTTCTTTTGCTTCGTTCTGAGATATTTTATATTCAGACATTAAAGCTGCTTCAAACTTTGGTCTGTTTTTAGCTATAGCTTTAACACTTATAGATCTATACTTTGACATATAACTTCTAAGTTTTTTAAGAGATAATCCACTTGCTCTAGATTGTTTCAAACCTTCATCAGATAATCTTTGTAAACTTTCAATAAGTCCAATATGAGCATTCGCTTCAGCGTCAGTCATGTTTAATTGCTTTGCTTGTTTTCTAGATTTATTTTTATTAAAGTTACCGTTTTTATCTTGACTAAGTTCCCATAGTTTATACATACGTTCACTAGCTGATCGTCTGTTAGCTCTTGTGTTCTTGTTATTACCCATAACAGCATTATAATAAACATCAGGATCTTCAACTATATTTCTTAAGAAAGATCTATTTAATAATTTACTAGATTCATAAGTAGATCCCGGATTTATTTTTTGAAGAAATGCTCCAAATTGGGAACCCATCTTTCTAGCAATAGCAGAATCTCTCATTAATGTCTTATCAAAGATTGCAGCAGTTGCTCCTTTAAATAAATTAGGAAATTTCTTTAATGCATTTAAAACTCTATCTTCAATATTCTCATCTTTCTGTCTTGATTCTTCTCTAGTTGCTTTCTCATCAAGAGATGTTATTGGTATAGTATTTTTTTTAGATTTGTTTACTTCTATTTCTTGTCTAGTATCTTTAGCATTCTGTAAATTAGTTTTTAAATCTGATTCTTGTTCAGCAAACTGATAGCTTTCAGATGCTTCATTTAGCTCTGCATTACCTATCAGTCTATCTACATTGTGCCAAGCTGCTGCATTCACTACAGTTCCCGGTGCGCCTAATGGACCACCTACTGCAGTACCCACGATAGCTGCTGTAATTGCACGATGCTTAAGTTCATTCATATCAAATAGTTTATCTGATCCGATAACAGCAGATACATAACCAGTTACTTCTTGCCCAAGTTCAGTAATACCTTCTGATAATCCAGCTCGTCCTGTATTACCTACAAGATCCATTATAACTTTCTTACCAGCATACTGTTCTTTAGCAATCTTAGCACCATCTTTAAACATATTAGCTATTTCTCTACGAGAAGCAGAAGCAACTACTTGTTCAGCTTGTTCCCTAGTCAGCTCTTTCGCAGCAGTTAGACCAAACTGTACACCTAAAGAACTACCTGCTAATCTATTAAATATAGTCTCAGCTTCTTCAGCTGCTTTACCAAGTTTGTTCTTTTTGTATGTTCCGTTTTTAGTTTTACCTAACCTAATTGTTTTCTGAAGGTTTGTTAGTTGTTCACTGGCTTCATTAAACAGTTTCTTAGGTGCTTTACCAACTCTAGATATTCCAAAGATACCTAGCCTATCTAATGTTGCTTGAGCAATACCAGATCCAAAAGCAATAGCAGCACTCTTCTCTCCTTCCATCTCGTTCCAAGTCATACCTGCATAAACAGAAGAAGGTGCAAGGGTTTGCGCTCCATACTTTGCAGCTTGAAATCCTTTAGCTCCTAAACCTAATGCAGCTATGCCCGGTGTTGCAAGATTACCAGCCATCATACCACCTACTGTAACAGCCATGTATGGTAATGATAGAGCCATGTTATTACTGACAAAGGATATAGCATCCATTACACCATTAACATCTCTGTAATCTGTAAGAGCAGTACCATAGTAAGCCATATTTTCTCTGGCTCTTTGAACTCCTTCTTCACCTATCTCAGATACATATTCAGATCCTAAAGTATCACCTGCCATCTCAAGGAATCCGTATGATGATTCTAATACACTTAACCACCCCTTCTCCCACGAATCCGATAGAGGATTGAGTGATTCATTGTTTAAGTTTCTATCTCTACGTCTAGTAGCTACAGTGTTTTGTAAAAAGTAATCACCATACCCTAACGCATTGGCAGCTTCTAGTGCAGCTTCTGTAGGAGCTACACCTTTTAAGCCTAACCTTTTCTCACCTTCATCATGCTCTGCTTTCCTTAAGACGCTTGCAGCTTTATCCCAAACCTCATCATCACCAGTAAGCTTAACATTATTTAAAGCATTGTATGACCTATCTATATCTCCAAGAGAAGATATCATCCTATCTCGATCAGTAGCAAACCTTCTTGTTGGATTAAATATACCTTCTTGTAAAAGTTTATCTTTAAAAGATTCACCATTTTCATTATACAAATCAGCCATAGTACGAGTACCAGTTGAATCTAATACTTCATTACCTTTATCATCAACTTGTGGCTTTATGTTTGTATATCCAAATTTGTTTGCTAATTCCCAGATAGTCTGAGTGGCTTGTTCTCCACCAGCTGTGCCAGCTTTGAACTTACCACCTATTATCTTTGCAACTTCTGGAGAATCATACCCCATAAGCCTATACTTTTTAGCGTTTTCACCTTGACCTTTTTGGAGAGTATCAGCATCAAGGAATGAAAATCCAGTCTGCCCTAACTGCCTGTTGTCTTGTTGGACTACATCATTTATTAATCCCATATATCTCTCCTTAAGAGTTTATGTTTATCTTTTAAAATAATCATCATAATTTAATTCATTAATTTCAGTTTCTAAATAGAATAACATTTTTGATTGTGGTTTAGTTTTAATTGACTTTTCATAAGCTGCATTAAATTTAGCTCTTTCTGCATCATTCATACTACCTTCACCATTTCCAAGTTTAATTTTAGCTTGTCTTAATAACAAATCATTAATGACAATAGGAGGAGTATTTATCCATTTACCACCACCCTTTGACTTAACACCTCTAGTTAATCCATCAAGTGCAATATCAACATCTTTAGCTGAGTCTGTTTTTGATTTACCATTTGAAGTCTCATATGTAAAGTATTTCTCATTACCTACCTTCGTACCTATATAAGCTCGATCTAAGTAATCAGTAAATGTTATAGTGCTAACATCATCATAAAAACCATCATCAATATCATCTTGTAGTTTACCAAAAGCATTCTCAATAATATTTGCAGTCACCATTTGACCTTCTTTTAATTGAAGATCTTTAGAAAATTTAGCTACTTCCATTGTAATTTTTTCTTTATGATTACCTACAATCTTATACATTGCAGGATTACCTTCATTAGTATCAGTAGGTTTAAACATATCAATCTTTTCTTTTATCACAGGACGTATCCCTGTTGCAACTTCATTTCTTGATTTTATGTACGCATCAGTTTCCGGTATAGTAGATTCATCAGTAGTAAAATACATCTCTAACTGTTGTTGACTTATAGGTGTTCCATCAGATGTTGTATAAAATGTATTACCTGTTTTCTTACCAGTTGAATCTACTTCATCATTTTTAAACAATCTTAATTTCTGACCTCTTACACCTCTTACATTAGCTTTTGTGTAAAACACTTCACCTTTAGGATCTCCTGATACACTTCCTTTTCGTAAAGATGATTTAGTAACTAAGACATTAGGATCTTTAGTATACTTATAAAGTTCCATAGAATCCCTTGTAAAATTATTACCTTTAAGTAATGAATTGTAATGTTCATTAAACTTATTCTGTTTATACTTATTATCTAATCGAGATAGGTAACTCTTACCAGCAAATGCCATAGCTTGTGATCCAGATGCACCAGTTGCCCTAGCACCTAGATATAGTATAGCCATTCGTGTAAGTTCTTCAACATCAAACATCTCACCAAAGACACTTTTTATTTCATCTACTGCAGCTGCTTTAACTTCTGGTGGAGCGTTCTTCCCTTTATCTTCAATAGTAGGATCATTTTCTAATTGCTGATTGTTAGATTTTTCTGAATTATCTAAGTTAACTTCTGGAGAATTCTTAGGGCTTACATTACCACCATCACTACTAGAATCATCTTTACTTAATACATCTGTAGTAGTATCAACTTTATTACCTTGTAACCTATCTATTTCTTTTTCTAAAAATGCTTTATGATTAGGATCTGTAGCTGTTCCTAATTCCTTTTGAAGAGCAGATATTTTACTATCTAATTCTTGATTAATTTGTGTAGCTTGACCTCTCTTTAATAACTTATCTTTATTAGCTTCTATTCTAGCTTTAGTTTTAGAGTTTGCAATTAATGCATTAGCCTTTTTTATTTTCTCAACAACTTCTAATCTTTCTTTTTCATTCTTTGCTTTAGCAAACGCTTCTTCAGATCCAGTTTCAATAAATTCTTCTGCTTCTAGAACTTTCTGTTTATAGATTTCTTGTCTTTCTGCTTCATTAACATTCAACCCTGTTTTACCAATAGTTTTCTTTTCTAGTTCACGTCTTTCCTTTTCAGTATTATACTGATCTATTTGCTCTGGTGTAGCATTAGCTAAGAATGTTGATTCAACTACAGGTTCAACTTTTTCTCCTATACGACCCCTTTTTGATTCGTTTACTTTAGGAACTCCATAGTATTCAGGTACACCTACCCTTGGGTCATTTGAATCTACATTAACAGGGTCCATAGGCATCCCTAAGTCTCCTCTTAAAACATTATTACCTTCACCATCTCGTATTAACTGTTTAAAAGTAGGATCGTCAGGTCTTTTAAATTGTCCATAACCAAATGAACCTTCACCTATATCTATATCTGCCGTTCTTCTTGGTGGCATTTGATCATAACTTGCAGGACCAGTTGGTATTTTTCTTGTACGTGGGTCCATAAACCTAGGTGGTAATGATGCTCGTGCATCTTCATTCAAACTCATACCACTTCCATAGTCTTTAGGAACTCCATAGTATTCAGATACACCTATCCTTGGATCAAGATTTACTGGTTTTTCTACAGGAGATAAAGTATTATCATCATTTAGATTCATACCAAATCTATTATATGCTTCATCTTCTAATCTTCTTCTTTCAGGATTAAAATTAGTTGGTACGTATGATCCATACTCATTTGCTATTCTTCTTTGTTTAAGAATATCTTCTGCGTCATCATTACCTAACTCTTTTAATGCACCTAAGTCATCGTCCTTTAAGGATATAAGTGGTACATCTTTTAAAGCATTTGAAGAGTTCTGAATTAAATCTTGATCAGAAAACTTAGGAGGTTCTGGTACATCAAAATTTGAATCTCCCATATGTAATGGCTCTCCAGCATATTCTGAATTAAACCAACTACCATCGGTGTTTATTTTAGTTTGTACATTTGGAGGTACTACAATATCATTTTTATTACTGAACATATAGTTAGGAGTACCTGACAAAGCAGTTGCATCTGGCATAGTAAACCTATCATCATCATCATCTGTACCAAACAATGATCGTACAAAACTTCCTAATCCATAGTATCTTGGTACTGGTCCACCTTTATTATATTCCATTTTGGGTTCCTCACCTCTAAGTATACTAGCTAAATCTAATGCTCTCTTTGGAGTTTGACTAAACCAGTTTGAATCTAAAGCTTCAGAAGCTGCTTTATTCATATCTCCATCTTCAATAGCTTTAATCATTTTTTCAAAACCTTTCTGACCAGTTCCACCTAATTGAAAAGCTTGATTAATTAATGCACCTTGTACATTACTATCTAAAGAATCAAAATTAGATATGTTGTCAGAAGCATTAGTAGTAGCTTTTGCAATGTCTTCAGTAAACCATTTATTTAATTGATCATCAGAGAATAACACTTGACCTTTTTTACTTTTATATTCGTCAGGTAATCTATGACCTATACCTACTGTAGGATACCCTTCAGAGTCTATATAGATTTCTCTTTTTAATCCACCCTCTCTCATCTCTATTTGATTCATCCAAGCTGGAGGTTGTTTCCTAGCTTTTGGTACAATAGACTTTGTAACTGCACCACCTTCGTGATAAGCAGCACTGGGGTTAGGTGTCGTTGGAATAGGTACTGTTCCCATCTCAGGTATTGTACCCCCTTGAGCCTTTTGTACGGCTCTCCCACGATCATTCATAGCTTGTATCTGAGGAGCAAACATACGAGCAGCTTCAGCGTTCATAACAAATTCTCCGGGTGTTAACCAAGCAGGAACTGTATCCGATCCCTTCGGACGTCCGGGATGTTTAGGCATATTACTTCTCCTATATTATGATCTAAGTTTATTCATATGTAATTCTTGTTTACGCTTCTCATCAATAGCAAACTTCATATCTTTACGAGCTTCATTCTTCATGTGAGATTCCATCTTCATCTGTCTACTACTTAATGGTCCTAATACAGGTGTATTTTTTACAGAACCACCCTCACCAAACATAGCCATCAACGGATTACCAGTTAATACAGACGCCATCTTACCGATTCCCATGATAGTCCCAAGGAGTCCACCAGAACTCTTCTGAGCCATCGGTGCTTGTCTACGTTTCTGATCTAATGCAGGTTGTTGTATTCTTAATTGGTTCTCAGTATCCCATATAGATCCACCATACTTTTTGTATTGGACAGGACCACCTTGATTATAACCACATCCACAGTTTGATTTACCACACTTAGGACACATTGATCCTTTAGCATAGTATTCTACAGGGCCACCCATACTCATAGAATTAGGATCATTATTTACGTCACCAGCCTGACCACTCCCATCACTACTTGGACTACCACCACTACTAGCATCACCACCATCTTCTTGACCAGCACTCCAGTTATCAACTGTTTGATCTGCTAGACCTAGTACTGCAGCAGCAGGTGCTGTGTATTGTATTCCGGGATGTGGTGCTGTATTAACAGAATTATTACTTGCAGGGTTATATGCATAAGAGATATTACCTGTATTAGCTATGTTATCTTGTCCTAATACACCTGATATAGCATTACCTACATTACTAAACATACCTTGATGTTGACCACCAAACATTCCCGGTCCACCACCATCAATCATATCTGTAAAAGAATTATATCCACCACCGTAATAAGATACATCTCCAACTTGACCACCCATACCATCAGGATTGTCTCCTCCCCCTCCGACATCGTAGAAGCCTCCGGGTGGAAGAATTGTATCTGGTATACCATCACCATCAGAGTCTATAGGATCTTCACCATCTGTGATACCATCGTTAGGAGATCCCTCTCCATCTTCAGGTGCATCATCTTCAGGTCTTAAATGTGGTGGCACATATGATATAACAGGATTACCTGTACTTGTTTTGTTTAAATACCCAGCTAACGGTGCAGCTGCATTACCTGTAGAACCAGCTTGTATTAAGTTACCATCTAAAGACGGTGTTGGCATTGGTCCTTGTGATGCTATTATAGGTCCAAACTTTTTTAGATCTTCTTCAGAGAGACTACCTCCCATTCCTTGTAACATACCAGCCATTATTTACCACCTCCAGACGAAACAGTTTTCTGACCAACAGCAGGAGATCCATAAAGACCAAACAATCTTTGTATACCTTGATATCCAGCGTCAGCTTCGTTTTGATTCTGTTGTTGTATTGCAGACCCTACACCTTCTGTAGCTGATACACCTTGACCCATTTGTTGACCAATAGTAGAACCAGATCCAATAACACCTTGCGCTCCACTTAAAGAAGCGTTACGTCTGTTAGCAAGTTCAGCTGCTCCCATTTCACCAGCAGTCTTAGATAAAGCTGCAGCATTCATAGCCTCTGATCTTGCAGATCCTAAATTACCACCAAAAGATGCATTACCTTGTAGTTGACCTAACTGAGCCATCTGTGCATCACCAATAGTATCTTTCATTGCCGTGATCTGTTGACCCAAAGCATCAGATCCAAACAGACCAGTGCCTTGTGCAGCATCTCTATAAGCTCCTGCAGCTCCATAAGAATCAGCTGCTAGTTGATCCAACATACCACCTTGTTTACCAAGCTCTAGTTTTCTATTGTATGCATCCATTTGCTCTGGTGTTAATCCAGCTACATTACTTAAAGCACCTTCATCATACAATGCTGTAGCATCGTTTGCAGCTTTCTCTACTTGAGGACGTAACCAATCAGGTACACCTGTTGTAGTTGATGATCCTCCACCTCCTCCCCATCGTACTTGTGTATGAGGATGTTGTGTCCATTTCGTTGGACTTAGTGGGTTAAAATACATATTATAACTCCTTCATTAAAACCGTAAAAGGTTGTTTATATTCTTTTGGCAAGGCTCTTGCCCAACCTTTTCTACCATAGATAGATGCATACTTACATCCCATCTCTTTTGCAAATTCTTCAAACTTCTCTAGTATAGGTGGTCCATACTTGAACCAACCTTTACCAGTTGTAGTAACTATAACAAACTCTTTGTACTTAGTGTACTCAAGTATCCTTGTTATAGCTACAGCTTTTAGTTTGCCCTCTTCTTCGAGAACCCAACACTGTGCGATTCCCTTGAGATTTTCAATGAACAAGTCATAGGAAGTTATATCTCCTAGTCCATGCGCTAATGATTTCTCTACTTCAGGAGCTATCTCTCCCCATCTAAGGGTTAACTCCTCGTGTCCTAACATCCTCATGTGTTTTCCTTATGTTGGCTTTGTAGGCCATGTGATACTAGATGGATAACCAGATTGATCTGGAACATCTCGTAATGCTTGTCTATAATTCTGCCAATTAGTTCTAGCAGAATCTGATAGCTTCGCATTAAAGTCTACAGTTTGCACATAATCAGACTTAGCTAATAACTCTAATCGTTTAGATTCTGCATTGTATGTATCAGTTAATAACGTAGCAGCTGCTAAGTCTGTACTTGTTTTAGATACTATACTACCATCTACAACTCTTTGTGTTTCAGAGTCAGACTTTTGTTTAATCCACTGATGTCCAGTAGGTGTATTAAGATCTGCTAAAGAATCAGAATCAGCTTGTAAGTTAGCTATTATTACTCCAGTTGAAGTATTATAAATTGTATAATCACTCATCGTTTTAATCCTATTCCTAGTAGTGCAAACCCAGATAATGTTGTATCTCTTATATTTGTATCTGCAGAAGCTATAGCACCTTGAAGTTTAACAGGCATAGAAGTTGCTCCTGATACAGCTGTAAACAAAGCAAGACCGTCAATTCTTACAGCTTGTCCACCTCGACCATTTACATTTTCTGTAAATTGATACGCTATAGATCCATCTGGATATAATAAACGTACAGCCATTGGACCCGGATATATTGATCCATTACCAGCTTCTGAAGGAAAACTAATAAATCCTGAAAACCAAAAAGCTCCTGTCATACCCTCAGTTACTGATAATGTAATAGTACCTAAATCTTGATAGGTGTTACTCGTTATAACTAAAGCTGATGGAAACAAAGTAGCACTAGTTGTTACTGAGTTTGCATTTAAATTTCCAGTTGCAACAATATCACCGTTTAATGTTAATAATCCAGAGCTAGGATGCACACTTATATTAGTTGTACTATCACCCATAGCGACTATACCAGCACCAGTTCCAGTGCCTATAGCTTTAAACCCTTCACCGCCAGTTACAGCTCCTGTGCTTGTGTTTACTGCAAGATCACCTATAAGAATATTCTTACCTGTTATTGCATCTGCATCTAACTTAGCAGCTGTAATAGCACCTGCATTTATTTCGTCTGCAGTTATTGCATTTGTAGCTATTTGATTTGCTGTAATAGTATTTGCAGTTATTTGGGTTGCAGTGACAGAGTTTGCAGTAATTTTACCGCCATCAATAGTTGTAGTATTCGCATTAATAACTGAAGCAAAGTCTTCTAGTATCCAATTAGATGGAGTTCCACCAGCACTAGATGGACCAGCATTAGCGTTAGTAGCAAAATACATTTTATTACTATCGTTAGTATCAATCCATATATCACCTACTGCTGTTGCGCTCGGCATAGTATCTTGCTTAAATGTTTTTGATTTATTATCTGCAGCAGCTTGAGCAGTTGCTGCGTTAGTGACTGCGGTATTAGCTGTTGTCTGTGCTGTAGCTGCATTAGTAGTAGCAGTGTTTGCAGCAGACTGAGCAGTTGCATCTACCGATCTTTCCCATTCACCTGTAGTAACTGCATCAGCTCCAGCTATTTGTGCGATATACATTTGGTTATCATCGGTATCAATCCACACATCATTCTTTGCTAATGAAGTAGGTATACCTGATTGCCTAAATACTTTTGGAAAGAACACAGTTGTTGTAGAACCACCGGAAGTTGAAGCTATAGAGTTATTACTATTAGTAAACTTAACGATACCATCAAACACTATAATCTTTGTAGGTGCTTCAAATGTTAAGTTTGTAGTACCACCATTAGTAGCTTCGTAAGAACTAAAAGCTGATTGCCAATAAGAGTTTGTATCAGTAGGATTAGGAGTCGGTGGACTCATTGACCAATTACTTGGTAGCGTAGAAAAATTACCTGCGCTCCAATCCCAAGTAGCATTACTTGTACCACCACTAGTTCCATTAGTAGGTCTAGTAGGTGCATTAGCTGATTGAGCTGTATAATATATAACGCCTGTAGTTTGTCTTTGACCCGTACTTCCAGTAGAACCCGGATCTCCCGTAGCACCAGTATTTCCCGTAGCACCAGTATTTCCTGTATCACCTTGCATTTGAGTAATAACATAGTCACCAACAGTAGTTGATGGTGCAGGTTCTACTCCTTCCCACGATACTGTACGAATTCCTTCAAAGTTTCTTGAACCTTTAGTAGCTTTAGTATAGTTACCACCTGCTACTGTACCTGTTGGAAATGAGTTAGTTCCAGATGATCCATCAAGAACTGTAAAATAAGCTATATCAACTCGATTAGATAATCCGGGAGCAGCTAATGCTGATACTGTAGTCCATGAGCTAGCAGAAATAGTTTCTATAGGATCAAGATCAGCTACATTTACAGAAGTTATCCATGCGTATTCTCCACTCGATGCAGGAGGTACACTACGAAACCATGTGTTAGCAATAGGGCTAACTCCAATACCTCCAGATTCACCATTGTTATTTGACGAACTACCAACAATAGCTGCTGTACTATACGTATAAACCGTTTGCTCATTAGGTTTTGCAGGAGCTGAGTTAGTAGGAGTTCTTGCAAATAAATATATAGTAGCCGTATTAAACCCACTTGCACCTGTTGTTGCTCGACCAGTTGCACCTACAGTTCCAATGTCACCTTTATTAATCGCTTGCGTAATCTGGTTTAACCATGAGTCAAGCGCTAAGTCACCTGTTATTGGAGGTTTAATTACAGTCATTATCTTGTACCACCTTTAATTATTTCTAGTTGAAGACTTGTTAAACTCCAAGCTGCTCCTGTTGTAGCAGACTGATCACCTATCTTATAGTTTAAGAATCGACCTTGTATTCTAGTATCTACTTTATAGTCAGTAGCATAGTTAAATGTAAACGATGATCCACTAGTTACACCTGTTTCATCTTGGGGTCTTGAAGTTCCTTTGAGTTCTACATCTAAATCTTGTGATCCAGACATGAGTATAGCAATAGAGCTTAACTCCTCAGTATCAAACTCAGGTGTCATAGCTAGTCTTTCTCTTTCAATAAATGAATCATACACAGTAGATCCATCTTTTAATGTATAGTTAGAAGGTACGTCACCATAGAATACAGATGTTGAATCTGTTATTATAGGTATTGATGAGTTATCATTACCAGACGATGGTGCTACATCGGCACATACTATATTTGTTTGCGCTCTTTTAGTCCATGCTTGAGTTCTGTAGTTCCATATTAATACTTCATTATTATTAGTATTACTTGATGGTGTGTAAAACCAAAGTTCATCATATCTTCTATTTCTTATTATACGTATATTATTAGGATCTAATGTAGTAGATGTACCATATAAATAATGTCTAACTCTTAAGTCAGCTATTGATTGTATATTTCCGGGATGACCAGAGAATATATAAACATCATCACTACCAACAACTATATGTCTACCATCATATTCTTTTACAGCACCAAGACAGTTAGCTCCATAGCTTTCTGTTACAGGAGATACAGAGTATGGGATAAACCCACCTGTTCTTTGTATAGAGTGAATAGAAGTATCTGTATAAACATACATTACACCTTGCATTTCAGCCATGTCTCGAACAGTTCCTGTACCTGATAATGTAAACTCATCAGCTGTGTTAGCTCCATCTCTAAATGGATTCCAGCTTGTAGGTATATTACCCGGTGCTGCAACATCAGATGTTCTTATTACACCCGGAAGTTTTCTTATTACAGCAGAAGTAGAAGCATTAGTTTCTGTAAGATCTCCTGCTATTAAAGAGTTGCCATAAGATTTAATAACACCACACCGTACATTAATAGTAGGTGTATCTTGTATAGATATCCTTATCGTATCCCCGGGTAACGCACCAGTTAAAGTATCTGTTCTAGCTCTAGGTGTTGCTGTTACCTCTGCAGAAGAAGAGTTATTATTTATAGTAACAGGTGTTTCAGATGGATTAAGAGTTGTCATCTTAAAGTTTAACACTGGTTGAGTAGTATCCATAGGTATAACTGTATACAATATGTTCTGTGAGCTAAAGTCTATAGTAGATTTTCCTAAAGGTATATCTGTGTTAAACTCATCCCACTGCATATTTATTACTTCTGTCTGTGATAAGTATGAATCCCAATTAGGTAACTCAAATAATGTATTAGTGCTTACAGGATCTGCTAGATACTTTGGTTTATCAATACTATTATTAAGAATAAAATGAAACCCACCATTGAATGTAGTATGCGACCATTTAGCTGAAGTACTAGTTGTCATAGTACCTGCAGTGATTCTTGTACCTAGCGCTGCAGTATTCCATGCATACACTGTAGCTGTAGTACTAGCAACATGTACAACAATATAATAATTATTTGTTGGACCTTGCCAGTAAGCTACATATTCTATTCCTGATGTAGGACAGCTAGTTAAACTAATCGCTAGTTCACCTTCCATTTTACGTACAGCACCTGCATTAAATCTAACATTACTCACATCTGAAAATGCGTTAGGTGGCAATGAAGATGACGATGCATCTAACATTACGCCCATAGATGCTAAGTCTGTAAGTGGTATAACTTGTCCTGCCATGAGAACCTCCTATTATTTCGCGTATGGATTTCTAAACTTGGCTATTGATCCACCGAAGTAGAACGATATGATACCAGCAAATACATCTAGTAAAGTCATTAACCATATCATTGGTAACCCAATAACTGTAGTGACCTCTTGTACTTCTTTATTACTTTTACCTATACCAAATATTCCATTGCTTTCTTCCATAACTGTTTTTATATCAAACCATTGGAAGTCATACATTACTACCATATAGGGTATACCAAATGCTAGTGTTATTAATAATCCATATGCAAGAACTCGTCGAGCTACAGACCTATGTGGATCTGTCTTTGATAAGCCTTTCTCATATTTAATCTTAGCTTCCATTAATTTTATTTCAGTATCAGCAGCATCACTGTTTGCTTTTGATACAGCAACAATCATGTCCATTTGATGCTTTCTTTCAGAAGCTTTCACTTCTTGGTTTTGGCTCCAGATCTTACCTGCAAAGCCAGTGATGGCTCCAAATCCTGAACTGACCAAAGCCGTTGGTAATCCAAATAACATTTGTTTACTCCTTTAATAATTCCTCAAGAGCATTCCTTTTGTCCGGTGAGTGGATCAATGAAGCAAGCCAATATCGCCTCTTCCTCCTCTCTACTCTTCTTTGTAACGCTTTTAATCTTGACCTCATCCTTCTCTTCTTCTTCCAAGGGCGCGTTAAAGATTCCAAATCTTTTACCTGACGCTCTAAACGTCGTACACCCTTTCGCTCCACCGTTGAAGGCATCCATATAGACCTGTTTGAACTCTTCATACGTTACGTCATCCCCCACATTACACGTTTTACTACAAGCTGAATCAATATAATTTTGAGCCAGTAACAATACTGACAAGTGTTCATCTACTGTTATTTCATTTGCAGTTCGTCCTTTAATCCCTTTTGAGTACGCATAGTCCTCAACTCTTTCAACGATTGGTCCGTCAAAAGTCTGGATGGTACGGTCATAGTAATGTGAAAAGACTGGTTCGATTCCTCCACTGACGTTATCTGCCACCAGACTGATCGTACCAGTTGGAGCAATCGAGGTAAGGTGCGAATTCCTGATGCCATGTTTGCGTATTTCCTTTTTAACTGAAGCAGGTAAAGACCTGACAAAATTACTTTTCAAATACTCTTCTCTATACATAGGAAATGAACCCTTCTCTTCAGCTAACTTAGCAGAAGCTTTGTATGTATTGTCTCTCAAACATGCAAACACTTTTTCTGCCCATGCTAGAAAACTATCAGATCCATATGGATACCCTAACATTTCTCCAGCATTCGCTAGTCCTGTAAGTCCTAACCCCATTCTTCTTTTATTCTTTGCTTCATCTGCTTGTGGCTTTAATGGATATATTGTACGGTCTATAACGTTATCCATAGCTCTAACTATGTGTGGTATATCAGCTTTAAATTGCGTAAAGTTAAATATATAAGGACCGCTTTCCTCTCCATCTATAGATGTCTCTCCGTGTACATACTTAGTAAGATTAAAAGATCCTAACAAACAAGCACCGTATGGAGGTAATGGTTGTTCACCACATGGATTAGTTGCAGCTATCTCTTCACAGTAGTAAAGATTATTCATCTCTTTTATTCTATCAATAAATAGAACTCCGGGTTCTGCCCAATCCCAAGTACTTGACATAATCATTTCCCATATCTCAGTAGCACTTTCTCTACCTCTATGAACACCATCAAACATTAATTCGTATTCTTCATTTTCTTTTAGTGCTGACATAAAGTCATCGGTAATACCTACACTAATATTAAAACCAGTAAGCTTATCAGAATTACGTTTAGCAGTAAGGAAATCTTTAATATCCGGGTGGTCCACACGTAGAACACCCATCTGCGCGCCTCGTCTATGTCCCGAACTCGCAATGGTTTGGCAAATAGAATCAAAGATACCCATAAAAGATACTGGCCCAGACGATTTGGAATCCAAGGATTTAATAAGATCCCCTTTTGGACGCAGTTTCGAAAAATCATACCCAATGCCTCCTCCTCTTCTCATAGTCTCTGCAGCCTCAGAAGCTCTTTCCATAATGTTACTCATAGAATCTTCTATTGTACCTGATACAAAACAGTTATATGCTGTTGTAATTCTTCTAGAACCCACAGCATTCTGCACACGACCTGCAGGTAGGAACCTCATGTTCCCTAAGATATCCTGCAGTTCGTACTTATGCTCTGGGGTATCATGTAATGCACCAGCAATACGTCTTACTTTATCATCAAATGTTTCACCTTCTTGACGATACTTCATTTTATCAATCTCCTCAGAGATAGTCATTGTTGGTGATTCATAATACACATTGTTCATTTATAGTCCTCTTTAATTAGATAGTTTCTCCCTTTAAGGGGTATATAGAATTAACACTTCCATCGTTTTCTGGCTTGTCTTAATCTACTGTTAGGATCTTTAGCTGCTTTAGGAAACTGTTTCATTTGTCCAGCAGATCGAGCGCAATATGACTTACGTCGTTTAGCTGCTGCACTTCCTTTCTTTACTTTACCAGTAACAGCTGTCTTAAGTTTAGATCCGGGGTTGTCTCTTCTATACTTAGCAACACCCTTCTTTGTCATGCCAGCACCAGATTTTGTAGGTCTTTTATGACCTCCACCTATGGTGTGACCTTTCATAGTTCCTTTCTTTGCTGGCATTAAACTCTCCTATTTTTTGTATTTACTACCTTTTGATTTTACAGCTTTCTTTACCATCTTTGCTTTCTTTGCTGCTGCCATACCCTTTTTTGTATATGGGTATTTCTTTCCGTTTACCATTGGCATATCAAATCTCCTTATTTCTTTTTCTTCTTTTTGTTATCACAATTACAAGAATCTTCTTTTAGTACTAGAGCAAAGATAGCGCATACTATTCCTGCCCAACTTAGTATTGGTAATGTAAATACAATTCCAAGACCTAATCCAGCAACAGCGGCAGCTGCGTAACTAGAAGGTTCTTTTAATCTTCCTTTAATCCAATCCATTTAATTCTCCTATTCAAAAGTATATGATAGTCCTATTGATACACTATCATACTTTAACTTGTTACTCAAAGATAACTCTGAGTAAATTGATAAGTTACTATCTAGTGGCAGTGTGCTTGTTACTTTTGCACCATCAACTGCGATAGAGTTAGCACTTGTATATGACCAGTCTAGTGAAGGTCTTATAGATAACCCACTAAAACCTGTTGTAATGCCTACATCTCCAGACCACTGCTGTGTTTTAAATGCATACTCAACAGATGCATCTGGTTTAATAGACGATGAAACAGCCTCTGCATTTGCAGAAACTCCTAGTAAGGTAACTAAAGTACCTGCAATAATTAGTGTCTTCATTTGTTATGATACTCCATCATTTAGTTTTTGTTTTGCTCAGAGCTGTAGCTCCCATAAATCCTACAACCACACCTAGTTGAGCAACTATAAAGGTGTTTAAAAATGCTGATACAGCAGACATTCTATCTGCAGGAATAATAGGTGTTAGTAAAACTACTACAGCTGCTATTGTAGCTAACATAGCAACCCATGCCATTATCCTTTGTGTATCCATTAACTTATCTTCATTTTCTAAACGAATCCACCGTTCATGTCGATCCATTTCCTCATCAGTAATTATACCATCGCCATCAGTATCAGCAACAGCATACTTACTATTCACTTGTAATTTCTTTGTCATATTATTTTAACTGAACTAAAGCTATACTATCTACTGATTTCCTTATAGCTTTTATGTTCTCATCTATACGTGCTAAAGATACTGCTTGATCCTGTACAGCTTTCTCTAGTGCTAGAGTTCTTACAGATATTTTTGCAATCTCATTAGCATTCGCTTGTATATCAGAGTACATCATCGATGCACTCCATATAATAGCTACTGCTTGTACACCAAGACCTACAAGAACTGTAAGAGGTACACTTCGTATTACCGTTTGACTGTTTAGTTCCATAAAATGTACCTCTTTAATTTAATTTACAACTTCAGCTTCTTCAACTTTGCTAAGTGATTCTTCTAACATTTTAACAAATGTTTCTTTACCTACAGTAAGTTGATCTAAGTTAAACTTCATAGAGTCTATCTTTCTACTTAGATCTACGGAATGATTAACGAGTGTCTTCTGTTCGTCTGTCATATCCTCTAGTATATATTCTTTATCGTTAATAGTGATGGGTGTCTTTTTATCTTTTCCCATTGTATTCTCCTTGTGTTATGTTTAAATTTATGAATCATCTCGTTGTTTACGAGTTTTATAGTCTGACCTAGCTGTTACAAGTGCTACAAAGTCTGCTTGGTTACTCGGTATGCTATCCGTAAAGCTCTCATCATTCATAAGCTTAGTAGTCCATTCAGACTGCATCCGTTTCCAGCAGCTATTAATCTTGCCAGTAACTGCACCGTCAATCCAAGTATCTAAGCCTGAATTATCTGCTTCTGTGTACAAATCGTTAGCGAGTATCTTTTGCTGTAAATCTGTAAGTGTTGTTGTTTTAGTGTGGTTTGCCATTTGTTTATTTCCTTTAAAATAGGGTTGTTTCGCCCAATGGTTATGCTACTAGGTAGCCTGAGAAAGTTGTATAGTCTGAGCTGCCATCAATATCTGTCTGTTGAGTGCCGCCACCTTGATTTACTTTAACACTAACATTATCATTTGCATCCATGTCAGCTAAAACACTTATAGCAACTGACCAATAAGCTTTGTCACCGTATAAGTCTGGGTCAAAGATAAATCTATAATTTTTATTACTTGTGGCTAAAAATACAATAATATAGTCGGCCGCAGCGTCAATATTATCTAAAAGTATATTTGCATTAAGTTGATATTTACCTGTTACAGGTGCTGTGAATCTACCGTTTACAAAATCAAAGTCTGAGTTTTGGTCAAACCGTGAATGTGTCCACGTTACAACTACATCTGTATTAAGAGCAAAATTAGATTGGTCAGTACCATTTTTATGAACACTGAACGCTGGTTGGTATGGCATAGTAACTGCACCTGATCCGTCGACAACTATCCTATCAGCAGCTGCGGTACCGAGTCTTAATATGTCTCCATTATGAGCATATTGAACGTAACCTCTGTAGGCTTCATTGCCCGTCGTGCCATCTGAAAAGAATATATTACCATTAGCAGTAGTTCCTGAACGAATTGTAATACCACTGCTTTGACTAGAGTTACCTATAACTAAGTCATCAGCGGCAGAACTAAAATCTCCAGGGGTATCATTAGCAATTCCCACTCGGCCTGAGCTGTCCATTCGCATTTTTTCAGCACCACCAATTTCCCAGATATGGTTAGCAGAAGCCGCATTATAACTTAAAGAAGTCCCGTTACCTCTTACCCAGTTTGCATCGTTGTTCCCTTCAGTACCTTGAGACCCTAAAGTTAAACGAACATCAGCTGCTCCTGCCATAGAAATATAACCAGTATTGGTGATGGACAATCTTGTTACATCATTTGTTGATAATGTTAGATTAGTATTTTCTCTATTTTCAAGAACGGCATTTCCTGAGCTATCGATACCAATCTGAAATCCTTGTGAATCATTTGATTCGCCTGTAGCACCGTTTGTAATCATAAACTTTGTGGTTGCACTAGCAGTATTATGCAAGTGAAGTTGTCTTCTTGGACTCGAAGTTCCAATTCCCACGTTGCCCGAGCTGTCGATACGCATCGCTTCAGAAGAAGAACTGCCACCATCCCTTACTCTAAATACTAAGTCACCAAGATAAGTGTCCTTCCACTCGTTAGCAATTAACCACTTTGAAGCACCAGATGTTCTTGTCTCTAACGAAAGACCAGAAAATGTTGCACTGTTACTTGAGTTATGGAATGAGAAATAGTTATCATTTTCATTAGATGCACCCATATCAGCATTTGTCGGAATAGCTCCAGTTGTACTAGCTTCTATATCTAGAATATGCCTTGGGTCTGTTGTGCCCAACCCAGTTTGACCCGAGCTGTTTATTAAAAACGGTATTCTATTATCATTAACGTCATATAGGTAAAATTCTCCAGCATCGACCCTTGCTTCAAATGAACCCTCTGAATTAGAGATTCTTATACTGTTACTAGTAGATGCTGTGGATGACGCGTGTAATGTTGTAGCAGTTACTGTGCCAGTTACGTCTATGCCTGTTGAGGTTGTGGCTAGTTTAGCATTTGCATTGTGATAAAGTGTTACTGCTCCCCCTGAAGTAGCGTGTATCATATCTGCATCTGATGGATTTCTTATATAAACATCTCCTGAAAGAATTTTTAATCCACCTGTACCTGCTTCACTAATAAGGCTATTAGAACCATCATGGTAAATCTGTAGGTCAGACCCTGCACCAAAGATGGCTTTATCATTATCAGCCATCAGTATATCGTTACCGTTAGAAGCCAGATCTCCACCGAGTTGAGGTGTAGTATCTTCAACAACTTCATTGGTAGCTGCTACTGTAGAATCTACATAAGCCTTAATAGACTGCTGTGTTGCTAGTTTGTTAGCATCGTTAGATGCCATATTGTCTTCGTCTTTTATCCCAGTAACTGTAGCACCATCGCTATTAATGTTCAATGAGTTAATCACAGTAGCACCTGTAAAGGTCTGGTTAGCTGCATTGAATGGTACGAATGCTACGTACTCTATGATATCATTAGCTGCTGCTGCAGAAGCAAGGACTATATCAGAACCGTTAGTAACTGTTACATCTGCTGCTGCAAGCTTAACTCCATTCAACCATACGTCAATAAACCCTACAGTATAACCTGCAGTTGCAAAGGTTGTCTGATCTGCATTAGCAGTAAAAGCTTCTCTATGTTGAGTTGCTTGAGGTACTGGGGTTGTTCCTATATATCCTGACATTTATGCCTCCAGTGCTGTTATACGAGCTTCAAGCTCTTGTATTGTTTTTACGAGTAGTGGTACTAGTTTACTGTGGTCAATACCCTGTGGATCTATCTCACCAGCTTCGTGATGTCCGTCAGGATGTACTGCGTCTTTCTCACCAGCAACCGCTTCTGGAACTATACTACTAACTTCGTGTGCTAAGAACCCATCAATAAGAGTATTTGTATTATCTGCTATCCAGTTAAATCGTTTTGGTTTTAATTGTTTTAACCTTGTAGTAGCACCTGTCATGTCTGTTACATTTTCTTTAAGCCGATAATCACTAGATGTAACATAAGCAGTTGTGCCAGAGTTAATTGTAATACGACCAACAAGTGAACCAGTAGCGTTATCAAACTCTATACCATTATAGCCGTTAGTACCTATTTTAATACCCATTGCAGTAGAAGTAGCATTACCAGTAATATAAAATAAATCTGTTGGTTCATCATTTATTCCAACTTTGCCATCTTTAAGTATCATATAACGATTAGCATCTGAACCATCGCCAATTGCACCGTATGCACCATTAGCTGATAATCGAAGTTTTTCATCGCTTCCACATTCAAACCGTAAGTGAGGTCTATTACTACTTGCTGATGAAATCTTAATGCCACTATCAGCACCTACGACTTCTAAGGGATTATCTGGACTTGCAGTTCCAATACCCACGTTACCATCATGGGTTACTCTCATCCACTCATCAAATGCACCACTGTCATTTCTATGAGAAAAGATCATATGAGACTTTTCTGTAGCATGGTTAGTATACTTGGTGGCAATACGACCATAGGTTATATTATTGCTCCCTGTATCTTTACCTGCAAAATCTATAGAAACACCATTGTCATCAGTAGTGTTATCGTTTTTAATAACTAAAATTGGTTCTATATTACTAGAATCTTTTTGGACAACTAATCTATCGCTTGGACTCGTAGTTCCAATACCCACGTTTCCTGAACTGTCGATACGCATATATTCTGTGCCACCAACTTGAAATGCGTGATAGCCTGCGTTTGCGCTGTTGTAGTAAACGCCGCCAGCCGTACCACTGCCTGAGATTACACCTAAGTCAAGAGTTTGGTTTGTGTTGTTTGTAAAACGACCAACAATACCTGACGAGGAATTAACTACTGTAAACTTTTCCGTTGGACTCGTAATTCCAATTCCCACTCGGCCTGAGCTGTCTATACGCATACGTTCTGCGTTGTTAGTACCAAAAGTTAGAGCATTATTACTTCTATTAAACAGAGAAACATTTGTCCCTGCGTAAAGTTCCATTGTGTCGCCACTAGTTGCCTCTAGCCATATACGAGCATCTGAGGTGTCAGCAACGTGCAAATCAGCGGCAGAGTTTGGCGAACTCGTGCCAATACCAACGTTGCCAGTAGTTGTTACTGCACTAAAGGTTGGACTAGCAGTAGTCACAAGACTCTGATTAATAGCTTTGACTGCAGCTAAATTAGTCAACTCACTGTCCATCAAAGCCCCAGCTGCAGTTACATTAGTTGCATCTGTTACATCAGCACTAGCTTCAATAGCGTTTAGTTTACTATGATCAGCATCTGTAAATGTATTACTATCACTAGCAGCTTCAACAGCTGCTTTAACTTCTGCATCTGTTTGATCTGCAGTAGCGTTTACCTCAACCGCTGAAAGCTTTGATATGTCTCTTGCTTTTGTCATTTAT